GTTTTTTTTCAACCATTCAACACGCTGCCAAAACAAATCAATTTCTTTTAAAATCTTGTTAATGTACTGATCATCACGATTAATAGTCATAATTTCTAATCGTTCTGAGTTAAACTCGACATCAAAATCTGTAGGTCTTTCATAAAGGGCAAGTAAGCCACGCTCTAAATTATTGACATGCAAGTATAACTGCATTTGTGATACATAAACATCAATGGTTGGATGTTTACCGTGCGTCTTTATTTCAAGTAAAGTATTTGTTTCTTTACAAACACCGTCTGTATTAGCGCGTATTTGCTTTTTTTCATCAACTGTGGATGTTTCAATAAAGTTGTATTCTTCACTAGTAATATTGATAAAATCACGTATTTGTGGTTCTAGTGCATTACCAAATTGTGTATATTCATTGCCTTTAAAGTCATTCTTCACTATGCTAGTTTTCTCTAGAGCAAGTTGATATTGTGTTTTATATTTGGATAGCCCTAAGATAATCGGAACATCAGAACCACCTACATAAATGTTCCGATTTTGAGTTACATTTTTAGGTGCTTGTGTTGCTAGATTACTCATAATCAATGACACCATCCCAAGATTCTAATGCATCAAAAACCATTTTTTCTGGATTGTTTCTTTTGTCAGCTCTTACAATCCACTCTCTTAAATTATCGCGAATCCCTTCTGGACTCATAAATCCCCCTTCATCGGTAAAATTTGTAACTTCTGATGATAGATAAGCTTTGTACTTTATGATGCGTTCGGAAGATTGATCTAACTTCTCAATCGTTAAACGGTATAACCTACCATTCACTATTACTTGTTTATCTTCGAGCATTACTTCTCTCATATGCCCAACTCCTTTTTGAATAATTCTTCCGTAAAATCTTTTTTGTTTTTCAGTGATCCATAAACAGCTTGTTCAATCGTGTCTTTTGTAATGTATCTGTAAACAGTTACCTTCTTTGTTTGACCATTTCTATATGCACGACCAAGTGCTTGTTCAAAGTCTTGATATGAATATGTTGGAGTATAAAAAATGACTATATTTGCATATTGCAACTCAATGCCCGCTGATCCAGCCTGATATTGAACAAGGGTTACAGTGTTTTTTAATTGGTCCCAATAGTCTTTACTAGGTAACTTATTTGATTGGCCACTTACTTCAAAAATTGTTTTCTTAAGTTTCTTCATTATCTTTTTAAGCTGATCTTTTTCTTCCTGGTAGTAATAGAAGACAATTATATTTTCCCCTGTTCCTTCTGCGAGCATTTCTGTATATTTAAGCTTGTCTTTTTGATTAGCGTAATATCTTAACCCATGTTGTAATTTACTTATTGAGTCATAAAGTATTGGTTCGCCATTAACTGTAAGGACACGATCTTTTTCAACTGTTTTATATTCTTTTGTACGTTTGAAACTCACATCCTCATATATTAACGGTGGTAGATCAAGACAATCTTCTTTGGCTAACTTGATGCTGAAAGATTGATAGATTTCTTTTAGATTGTCTTTATCTGTAAAATCACTTACGATTTTTATTGGTCTTGGACGTCCAACGTACATATCCTCGTATATTGCATGTTTTTTCAAGAACTGTGTTTTATTTTTGTAGTGACCGAACATGATCATGTAATTAATCGTATCGATCCATCCGTTAGCGCTTGGAGTAGCACTTAATAACAAGAAATGTGTACTGGCTTTACTCAATTTCATTCCAGCTTTACCTCTCTGAGAAGTCGGATTTTTGATGTAGTGACACTCATCAAACACTACAAACCATCCTTTATAATCTTGCCAACGCTTAGCCAATACTCCGTAACTTAATTGTTCATATTCGATTTTTATATCGTACTCATTACAAACAAACTCAATATCGCGATCCCATCCACCTTCTTTTTTCTTCTGTGGTGGAACGACGATTAATAAAGGCTCCCCTTCTGTGAATCGGATGTAATGATGTATGGCCATCATCGTTTTACCTGTTCCTGTATCCGCTGCTATTAAATAATTATCGTCAATCTTATTTAGTAGATCCTTCTGGAAACTATATAATATTGAATTTCTTAAGATATTTTTTCGTTTCTTCAAGAGAATAGACAACGAAAGCAACACCCCCTGATTGTCTAATCAAATTTATATGTGCTCGTTGTAAAGCACTAACAACTCCCCCTGGTTTCTTTACTTCAATCGCAACAAACTTGCTATTTATAGATGCTATAAGATCCGGTGTGCCAGCACGACTAAACATATTACCGTGTGTCTTGATGTGCCACGCACCAATGGAATCAAGGTAATTTTTTATTTGGTTTTCGATTTGTTTTTCACTCATTTAATCACCTGTGCTATAATGTTGATGGGTATTTTGTTTTAACTATTTCTCTCAACTTTTTGTTGGGAGATTTTTTTACATTAGAATGATCAAAGCTACTACTGTGATTAAAATTGCACCGCCCAAGTTTAATAAAAAGTCATGCTTTGTGTACATTTGATCACCTCCTCAAATTGACTTTGTTCCAATCTCCATATTTATTAATAACAGCTTGTTTACCTAGTTTCCCAGCTTCTGAATGACTCATTATTGGATGTGTTGCAGCTTTTTCAAAACTCCATTTGTATTTCTTAATTCTCGAATAAAAGGTGTGATATGATATCCCATTTTCTTCAGCTAGTAGTAAATATTTTTTTGGGAAAACTCGGTTATTTTCAGTATTTTTAAGAGCAATCTTTTTCCTGTTTTGTAATGGTTTAGTTTCTGCTTCTTCTTCGCTATAACCATATAGAGTTATCCTGGACATAAAAGTTCGATAACCTATTCCGTTTTTCTTAGCTACCTGAGCCCATTTGCGTCTATCTGTATGATTTTCAAGTGGTGTGTTTATTGCTTTTTCTTTATTCCACCCCAAGAGCCTGATTCTTCTCTCAAGATTATGTGGATCCACACCATTCTTTTCAGCCTGTTTATATTCCTCAGGTGTTATATAGTAGTTATAAATTGATACATTCAACTCATCACCACCCTTCATGCTTTTACCATTGACCAATGAAGAAAAATCAATGTCGCTATATAAAGAAATAAATAAAAACAATCTGATTCAACAATGCGATAGACCAATTTGTCAAAATTAATAAAAAGCTTCTTCAAAACCAATTCCTTCTAACTTGTTCATTTGGAATCAAGTGACGTTTTTCTTTCTCATGCTCAAGTTTCTTTTTATTCAGAAACATAAGTATCTTTAAAGACTCATCAATTTGTTTCATATGTTTCTGTTTGTCTGTAAAGTTTGCGGTCTCAACACCATTCAAAATAGAAAGAAATGTTTCTTGCATCTTCTTAATCTCTTTATCCATTGTTTCGTAATCTTCTTTTAAGTAGTGATCTTTAAGTTGCATTGTTTATCACTCCTTATCTTTTAATATCTTTTTAAAACAATCCTCACAAAGATGACTAAGCTTTTTCCATGCTTTTTCTCCACATTCAACGCATTTGTTCAACTTATCTCACCTCTCATTCCTCTCCCCACCTCACCCATTCGTCAGTGTTCAAATGTCGTGGCAATTGACCCTATTTTCATTATTTTCATTGAATTATTGTTACAGGTCTGTCGCTCATTGTCGGAACTGACAAGTCATGGCGGAACTCTCGCTCGATTTAAACACTCATGAATGGGTGTGTGAGGTGATTGTTAGTTTTCTTTAAAATAAATCGTCTAAAGTACATCCAAAAACTTTTGATAGCATGATTGCTTCTTGTACTGTAAACTGCCTTTTACCACTTTCTTTTAAGTGATATGATTGGTTGCTGATACCTAGCTTTTAAGTGATATGATTGGTTGCTGATACCTAGCTTTTCAGCAACTTCTCGTTGTTTCATCTGATGTTCTTTTCTTTTTATCAAAAGTTTAGATGTCATCAGATTCACCTCCTTAGTCGCACATCATGCGACATTGTTCCCGAAAAAAATATCTGTTGCTTCTTGTGGACTCAAATCTAGTATTTCAACAATTTTATTAGCTTCTTTAATAGTCAATGTTTCGCCTTCGTTGTTTAACTTTCGATATAAAGAACTTCTATCGATGCCAATTTTCATTGCTACAATACGAATGTTAAGTCCTTTTTCAACAATTCTCCCTTTTAGTTTGTTAACATTCATGGTTTTAACTCCTTTCTTCCTTTTGTCGCATTGGATGCGACTAACTGAATCATACGACATTTGAATTAATAAGTCAAGACTTTTTTCGCATTTTAATGTAAAAAAATACTTCATTTAAATAATAATGTTGCAAATATGCGACTTTTATTGTATGATGTTAATTGAGAGGAGGTGAGGTTAATGAGTGTGGGCGAACGAGTAAAGGCAAGAAGAAAAGAATTAAAGTTAAGTGTTGATGAGGTTGCTAAAAGAATGGGAAAAAACAGAGCTACTATTTATAGGTATGAAAGCAACGAGATAGAAAACATGTCACTTGATATCATAACGTCACTAGCAAAAGTTTTAAAGGTTGATCCTAGTTATTTAATGGGATGGAAAGAAAATAAAGAGGATTTAAATGCAAATAGTGAATATTATTACTTTCCAGCACCTATCAGTGCAGGATTGCCAAATACAGTAGACGGAGTAACGAATGCTGAAAAAATAGCTATACCGGACTCGGTCATGGGTAAACATGCTGGTGAAAAGGATATTTATATCACTAAAATTAATGGTGACAGTATGAATAACGTTATGTCGGATGGATCATTAATAGCCATAAAACCTGTTGAACTACACGAATTACAAGACGGTGACATAGTTGTATATGAATATAACAATGAGTGTGCTGTGAAAAGATACTATAAAAGAGGTAATAAAGTAATCTTCAAACCCGATTCCAATGATGTTGTTTTTACGGATAAAGAAATAGATATAAACAATGACTTAAATCTAATTATTCATGGAAAAGTCGTCTTGTATATTGTCGAATTGGATTAAACATTAACGTTAATATTTAATCAACAAAGAGTGGACTAGCTATCCGCTCTTTTAAAATAAACACGAGGTGATAACATTGGCTATTTACAGAGATAAAAAAAGAGGAACTTATTTTTTCAGTGTTTATGTAAAGAGCTGTGATGGTGAAAACAAAAGATATGTGCGACGTGGTTTTAAAACGAGATCTGAGGCACGTAAAGCAGAAGCTGAATTTTTACTCAACTTTGATAAAGAAGATGAGGAAAATGTAACATTTGAATTTATTGCAGAACGCTATCTGCGTTGGTACAAAAGAAGAAGGAAAGCATCATCATACAACAAGTTAGAAAGCCTACTTCGAGTGCAGCTTATCCCAAGATTTGGGGATATGAAAGTAAAAGACATAAGAAAAAGACATGTGACTAATATGCAAGATGATTTATTGGATGAATATTCAGTTTCACATGCTAAAAAGATACACACTACTCTATCGGCCACATTAAATTTTGGAATTACTCAAGAGTATCTAGAAGAAAATGTTGCGCGTGAAGTGGGTAACATAGATCTAAAACCGAAAAAGCATATGAATTTTTGGGTGTTAGATGAGTTTAAACAGTTTTTATCTGTTGTAGGTGACTTAACGTATAGATCTTTCTTCATGACATTATATTATGGTGGGTTACGAAAAGGGGAAGCACTTGCTCTTACATGGGCAGATATAGACTTTAAAAATAGTACAATTAATATTGATAAGACTGTTTATCAAAGAGTTGTTACATCACCAAAAAATGAATCATCTGTACGGAAAATAAAAATGCCACAACATACAATGCGGTTACTTAAAAAATTAAAGCTACAAAATAAAAACAAACCTAACTATGTTGTATTCGGAGAATACAAAGACCATATATCCGAAACAACAATAGATAGGCATTATGATCAATTTATAAAAAAATCTGGTGTTAAAAGAATAAGACTACATGATTTTAGACATTCACATGTATCTTATTTAATAAACAAAGGGGTTGATATAACTTTAATAAGTAAAAGAGTCGGACATGCCGACCCTTCAACTACGTTAGATATTTATGGTCACTTATATCCTACTGCAGAACAAGAAGTAATCGACCTAATGGAAGATGACTTTAAACCTGCTGAAGTTATTGGTATAAGTGATAAAATCAAGTAAACAGTATCACAATTAGTATCACGTTTCTATAAACGTTGTAGCATCAATGGTTAGAGCTATAAAAATGGAGACGGTGGGAGTTGAACCCACGTCCAGAGATATCGCCACTTAGGCTTCTACACGTATAGTTGATATATTATCGTTCACT